CCACCATTAGAATAGGTAGGCCCGTTAGCACCTAATCTAACTTCTTGACTTGGTCCTTCATATAGTTGAGCGAGTTCCTGTGGTCCGTAAACAGGTGCTTGCATCTCTTGACCGTAGGCATTTACAGGTATATCACCACCTGGTGAGAACACTCTTGACGGTTCAGAAGTAATGTTACCAACGTAATAGTTACTATTGTCAGTTAATGTTCCTGTGATTGCCCCTCCTAATCTATCAAGAAGACTTCTTTGAAGGTTTGGTTTATATCTGTTGTAGTCAATGTTTTTAAACAAACGAGACCTTTGTCCTGCACCCATGTTGTTATACATGATTTGAGAACCAGTGTTTCCTCCACCTAATAATCTATTGAAAAATCCACCGACCCCTGTTTGACCAAAGGCGGCAGTCATTTGTTGTATTGTAGTTGGTTGACCAGGATTAATATTTGGGTCAAAGTATGAACCAGGTATTGGTGATACAGGTAAGATACTTCCTCCTAATCTTAAGGCGAAGTTGGCCGCAGCAAGTATTGGGTTTGCCGTTACGGTAATAGTATAGTTTGGTTCAATAATTGGGACGATACCTGACAAAATGTTAACTATGTCAGTCCCACTATTAACATTTAATATGTTTGCTCTTCCAATTGTATCTTGTCTAATCTGAGCAGCAATTCTTGCTTCAAACTCTCTTCTTAATGTTTCTGCACCTAACTTAACAATAAAGGAGTCTTGACTCATTAAACCATTACTACCACCAGGGTCATTTGAAAGTAAAATCGATAACGGACTATACGTTGAAGGTACAAATGTTGTTGGGTATGGTTGATTATTTGAAGTGTTAGTTGTTTGTGGTCTATCTATCGAATCAAAAAACGGTGCACTATCTAAAGGTAATTGACTACCATTAGAAAACACGTTAAGAGGTTTCCATCTTTGAGACTCGGGAAACGCTTGGTCTACAATATTTGCGTCTTGGAATCCGTATTCACCTTCATTTGATTTGGTGTTTAACAACGCTCCTGGGTCAGGAACTTGTTCGTATCCACCTTCATTACCGTATTGGTTAAGTGGATATAGTTGGTTTGCAAAAGATGGGGTATCAATTAATTGGTCAGGACTATCCTGTACAGACGTGTCTGATTGAATATATTCTGTATTAATTGATTGCGTAGGACGGTTAGGAGCCTTAGCGTAAGGCGTTAAGTTCCTAGTTATTAGTTTCTTTCTGAAACCATCCGAGCTTACAAAATCTAAAGGACTTCCCATTAATATCTTTATTAATAAATAGGTTGAGGGTTATTTTTTATTAAGACCCTAACACTTTTCCTGTAGGTGCCTTTGTTGGGTTATCTTTAGTATTGACACTAACCATATATTGTTTCATTTCAGTTGTGTTCATTTTGTCAACAAGTACCTTAGTTATTTGTTCTTTTTGTGCTGGTGTTAAATCCCCAGCAATTCCCGTAAAATTAATGTCAATTTTGAAACCTCCATCCACATTAACCTTTGAGGTAGAACCACCGAAAGCTCCTCCTTTTGATGCAGCTTCTTTAACTTGAGTAGACTTAGTACCTTCAATTAATGAAGACACTGGCATGTTTCCTTTGTCTGTACCCTGAATTTTACCTGATTTAGCACTTCCAATCATCGAATCTAAAAATTCTTTTGCCGCCTTATCAATAGAGGTATCATCCCCAATTTTACCTCGACTTTCTTCTAAAGTTTTCATAAGACTTTCTTTAAGTCCATCTTGAATCTTAACTCCTTGATTACCAAGTTTAGTTAAGTAATCAGACATCGCATCAGTTGTTTTAATGTCTTTATTATTAATATCTTTAAATAACTGTTTTATATCACCAAACGATTCTGTCAATGTACTTCTTACTTTTTCAGGTGAACTGAAATTTTTTGATGCCGCACCTGTAACTGCGGTAGAAACATTTCTAACTGATTCGGCACCTCTTAAGAAATCTTTTTGTGTTACTGTACCTCCAACAATCGCAGCTCTAATGGCTTCAACATCACCTTTAATTGCATCAGAAATAGACATTTGAGATTTTGCAATCTCTTCCATTGTTTTAGGACCTTCTTTTTGTTCTTTGATTAATTTGTCAAATTCATCTTGGGTAAGTTCAGATAACTTTTTAGTTTCATCATCATTAATTTTAACTTCGTATTCACCACCTTCACCCATTCTGGCAATGTTGGCAACGTATTGTTTGTCTTCTTCTTTAATGTTTAAACCCGCAGAACCGATTGCTGAAACTCTTTTATCTGCCTCAGCTGCGGCAACGGCTAGTTTACTCATCTCTTTGGCACTAACCCCTGTCTGAGTTTCCATCTCTTTAAGAGTTAAAACTCCTTGTGGACTAATTTTAAAAGTTTTGGTTTTTTCGTCGAAGTAACTAAATTGTTTTGCAACATCAACCAAACTATTCTGCAGACCTTGTGGGTCGTTAATAGATTGATTCATTAATGCAAATGGGTCGGCTAATGCCCCTGCTGATACTCCTAATCTTTGGAACGCTGCTGCGGTTTCAATCGCACCTTCAGGAGTTAACACCTTATCCGCCAATCTGAATGTTTCACCCATGTCGAATCTCAACATCGATGCTTGTGCCGCCATTTTGGTTAACCCTTGAACTCCACCTTCAAATTGGTATCTGTTCATTTGGTCCATGTTGGCCCTAACACTATCCATAACTTGTTTAGTGTTACCTCCAATACTTCTAACATAGTTGACCGAATCTTCGAGTTGTTTACCCATCTGTTCGAATCCAACCCCAACATTTAAAAACCCTTCAGATATTTCTCCCACAGTTGCTCCTAAAACTTTTGAAGCGGCGTAAAGTTTTTCAACATCCGCAGCGTTTTCAACAACGTTTCGTCTAGCGGCGGTTGCCATTGATTGAATGGTCTCTCCTACTGCACCAACATCTCCTCCCAATCTAGCAATACCAGGTAGAGAGTTAACTATCTCAGTTTTTAACTCAACAATTCTTTCTCTACTTTGTCCAAAGAGATTATTAACCTCTCGGGCAACAGAACTTACTCGTTCAAAGGCGTCTGCAAATTCTTGAGCGTTGGGTAGTTTAACCGCGTTCTTCAATTCTTCACCCATTTGACCAGCACTTTGGTTATTAGTTTCTGCCATATTCTATGTTATTAGTTTCTATATAAATACAAAAGGACTGAGTTTTCAGTCCTTTTTATTATCTTCAATCCATTTATCTAAAAGATACTTTCTTGCGAACAACGGCATTATTAAAAAATCTTGATAAGTTATCTTTAATAATGTGTTTAAGTAGTAGAACTCGTCTAGCTGACTTTTCCTATAATCAGAAGAAAGGACGAAAAAAGTCGACCCCGAAACCTACATTAACTGTAAGTTTTTCTCCTGATGGGGTCATAACAACTCGTTTCATATCCAATCGTGGTTCATTCTCTTCCATAAACTTACGGATGAATTTTGAATCCGCAATTGGCATAGATTCTATAAATTTGGCGATTTCGCCCTTATCGGTAGTTCCGTCAACTTCAATTATTTCTTTTTGAAGTCTTAATGTGACTTTAGGTACTATTCGTCCCGCAGGATAATAGTCAGATGCTTTTTGATTTTCTAAGATTTCACCATAAGTCATTGGTTTTAATTTAACCGTTGATTGTGACTTTGGTAATGAAACCGTAAATGTACCATCCTCATTAGGTGTCTGTCCTTGAAGTATCGACAGTTGGTCTAATAAGACTGTTGTCTTGAACGGTTTTCTTGTTGTGGGGTCAGTTAGAGTAAGTTCCATTTCAGGACCGAATGCGGTGTTCCTTAAGAAAATTAAGACCGCCTCAACATCACCTTCCAACATGTCTTCAACACGTAAGTCTGGTTCATAAATCTTTGTTCTTAAAAGATTTGGTGTCATATCGTCACCACCCGCCATTAATAAGTTCTCATCAGTTGCTGTCAGATATCCGACTTTAAGTGATTTCTTTTTGTTTTTGTAGAATGTACCTTGAGATGGTAATGGTACCACGTCATGGGGAAGTGAAAAATTCGCTTGTCCGTATTCTCTTGATTGATTATCCATATAAAAAATTAACCGTAAAGTTTATGTGCTTTACGGTTAAATATAATTGTTCTAGATTTTTTATAAAGAGTATATTAGTAAACTAACACACATCTATCCATTCTCAACGTTGCTGAGATTGTTGCTAAAGCATCTTGTGAATAAGATAACGCGTTGAAGTTAACATCTGTTAAGAATGTACCATACATAATCCATTTCTCAACAACAACACCTGTTGGGTCCAACATCTCAAGGTCGATGTCTTTTTTATAACCTGCGGCGTATCCCATACGACCTGTTACTGACTCGGCGTGTAAACGAACCCACTCCATAAGAGCCTGTGCCGCTGACGGTCCAATTGGGTCTCTGAAGGTCACGTTAATTGTTTGCCAGTTGAATCTACCCGCAACATAAGTTGAAGTGTTCAGGAATGGAATTTCAGTCGCAGCTATTGTAATGTGTGGTCTAGAAGTACTTTCTACAAACCATTCGTTAATACCTAAACTTGATGGAAACCTTAAAATGAATCGATTTTGTCTCTTCGGTTCATAAGGAATCGGCATTTTCATCAGTAAATCAGCCATATTATTTAAATTTTGTTTCTATGTTTATATTGATAAATATATCTCGTTTGAAAAATTTTTCTATTTACTTAAAATTTTAAAAACGGTATTCTTTAACTAGACTTCCTTTTTAGTGCCTCCAGCTGTAGAATAAGTTCTTACTATATTATCTGGTTTATCTTTAAAATGTTTTTTCATTACTTCTATATTCTTAGGGTCATCATCTGAAAAGCCTATAGATGGCTCACTAGGAATAAAATTATTATTAATATCATTCTTTAAAAAAGCTTTCTTATTTAAAGTTGATGCAAGTCCTCTAATATAAGTTACAAACTCTTCCATTGCTTCTACCTTGGCTTCTTCAGGATTCACCGCCCCCGCCTCATCTCCGAACGAAACTGGATGGTATTTGTTGAGGTTTAAATAAGTTTTGATTAATTCTTCATCACTCATATCGTCTTCGTCCACAAACGTTCTGTATTTTTTAAGGTTTTTAACTAACTCATCTTTACTAATACCATTATAATCATTTATGATGTAATTATAAACCGCTTGTTTCAGCGTGTTTGGGTTGTGACCTCTCGCGGTGATTATAGAAAAAATCGACCCGTTATTGATTGCCTCTCTAAAATCGTTGAATGCTGGACCTTCTTTAGCCCTCATCGAATCGATTATAAAATCCTTATCGCCTTCAGTTTTAAAATTTCTAAATGGTTTATCACCATAACCTACAATAGTCTCACCTTTATATTCAAAAGGTTCTTTACCTAAATGATGTCTGTGTTCCGCAAAATCGTCAGTCGACATTCCAATCTCCTCCCCGTCTTCACTTTTGACAATTATCTTTGTTGGCATGTGAACAATATTATCGTCCCAATCAAACGCATAATATTTCATGTCTGGTGTACCTTCACCTTTAAATCCTTCTGTTAATTTTTTTCTCATTTGGCTAAAGGGGGGAGTTTATTCCCCCCGTTGTTATTAAATATTCTCGAACGAAGCTCCTGTCGGAGTAATGAAGAATTCAATGTCGATGAATTCTAACGCTTTCGTTGGTTTTAAGTAGATTTTACCTACTAATGTGTTTCTGTCTAAGTCTTCAGGTGTTGAAGAAACTGTTACACGGAAGTCGTATAAACCTCTGTCTCTTCTAATTGAATCTAAGATTGGGTTAACACTGTCTAAGAATTGTTGTCTAACGATTTGGTCGTTTTGTTCGAACAATAATCTTACCGCTACCGCTGAAATCAACTTACGAGCTTGAAGTAATAATCTTCTTACGTTCAATCTGTTAAGTGCTGTGTCAGCAACTTGTAACGTTTTGTTACCCCAAATTACAGTTCCTACATCAGAGAAGGTTGCGATAGGGTTAATTCTACCTTGGTATAATGTGTCTCTATCTTCTTGAGTCAACTTAGTTCTCGCCTTAATTGAGTTCACAAGACCTCTTGTGTAACCCGCTGATGCGAACCATGGGAATGCAATGTTATCTGTTAACGCTAAGTTTCTACAAACTTCACCTGTTGGAGGTAAGTAGATTTGTGTATTGTTTACAGTATCTCTTACTAAAATCCATGGGTAGTAGGTTGCCGTGTAGTTAGAGTCAATTCCTGTGTTATCTAAGTTATCAACCGCCTCTTGTGGGTAGATGATATCTTGAGGATTTGTACCATCTGGTGTATACATTAAGTAGTCAGGAGTTGTTGCAATGTAAACAGAGTCAGCTCTTTGGAACTGTACCATTTCAATTGCTTCCTCAACTAAGTTTGAGTTGTTAAAATAATCGATTGCTGTAGTTGCAAACACGTTAATGTTTGTAGCTTCAGGGTTAGAGAATGTTAAGATACCAAGTAAGTATGCGTAGTAATCAGTGTTTGCAAAATCCTGAGTATTGTTTTGTACAATAATTCTCTTGAATAATCCTTCACCGTTTGCCGTTGGGTATCTTGATGAAGGTGATGTACCTGCTAAGTAACCGTTAGAACCTAATTGGAATCTGTCTTGGTTAGTTCTAAACTCTCTATAAACATCCCATCCGTCAAATCCTCCAGCAAAACATAATGTATATTTTCTTGAGTAGATGAAGTAGTAAGGGTTTTCTTGACTTTCAGGGTCTGTTCTAAAATCAGCAACTCCACATTCAAAAGCAGTTTGACCACTTGTTTGGAAAGAGTTTGCGATTGTAACCACAGTTGCACCTGAGTCCATATGGAATCCTTTACTTAAGTAATTCCAAGCAAGACCGTCGATAGGTAATGCTGAACCAACCCAATTTGATGGATTTTGTCTACCTTTATAAGTTAAGAATGATTCATCAATACCAAATTGACTTGAGAATCCTAAGTAAGCTCTTCTTACAATATCACCCGCAGATTCAGTTGCATTTGCACTTGTTCCAAATGGAGGGTTTAAAACAACCTCACCTGGGAAATAATATTTAGTTTTAAATTTAGGTACTGGTGAAATATTCGCAGTTGACTCATATTCTCTTTGAGTGTATCCGTAGAATCCACAAGGAATTGCGTCGATAGGAGCCTCATCAGATAATTCAACCATTATAAATTTAGAGATTAATGCGTATTCACCGTTTGATGAACCAATTTTCTTAGCAACGAAGTTGTTAGAGTTAGGGTCCATATTACAGTTAGTGAATTTTTCGATAACTACAGGGTTTGAATCTGTATCAAAGAAGTTTCTTACTAACACATCAAATGTCATGTTATTAAATGATAGGTTAGCGATTGAAATTTTGATTTCAACGTTAGCCGCATCACCGTCAGATATTGAGATGAATTTAAATAATCTGAATACTTTATTACCTCTTAACTCAGATACTAAGAACGGAGTTTCAGGTGATTGATATTTTTCAACTTTATAAGCGATTGACTGAGTGTTTTGACTTCTAGCATCATCTAACGCTACTAACTCAGGATTAATACCTTTAATATATCCTTGGTTGTAAGCATAATTCAAAGAACCAGGATAAATCTCCTCAACAAATACAGGAACTTCGTTTCTTGCCTTACCAAAGTTATCAATACCTAATACTTTAGTTAAATACTTAGGAGAAGCAGCAGATAGAGATGTTTCAAATGAGAAACTATCACCGTCTTTAGTAACACCTGAAAGTAAGAAACCTTCATAAGGTGAATTAGTCACCCCTGAATATTGACCTGTTGCAATTAATTGAACATTGTTTGGTTCAAAAGCTCCAGTTGTATAATTAATACCAACCTCATAAACAGGTCCGTGTTGATTAAGTTCTGCGTTTGTAGAATATAATGAGATACCTCTTGAACGTAATGTAGCAACAACCATGTTGTTGTATTCGCTATAAGCAGTTCCTGTGAAACTAAAAACTTCACCTGTTATCTGACCTGTGAAAGTACCGTCATTATTATTAGTTAATGAAGATACATTATAGTAGAACGAATAACCTTCATAATCATTTCCTAAATCAGGGTCATTAGTGAATGTTGCATAATACCAAGGGTCGTTAGCATCTGAACTTAAATCGTTAGTGTCTAAGTTATTACTTTCAGAACCAAATACGTTAAGTTGGTTAGAATACTGACTTACTAAATTCCAATAATCAGGTGAAGGTATTGAACCATAGAAAGCGACTGTCGTTGCAGATAAAGTTGTGTCGTCAATAATTTCACTTAAGTTAGCATTGAAATCTTGTTGGTAAGTAGAAGTACTACCATCAGATAATCTATATTCTACGTTTAAATTGTTTTGGATATCCGTTGGTAATGCAGTAACAAACGATACTGTACTCGCTGAAGATGCTCCTGTAAATGTTGCAGTAAACACTGTTCCACCTGTTGGTGCAATAAGACCAATAGTTAGTGGGTCAACATTGGCAGTAACTCTAATACTCCAAGATGGACCCGCATCATATCCCGACAAACCTAACACTCTTGTCACAAACAATTGGTTAGATTGTTGTAAATATGACTTAGCGATATAGGCCGCTTCGTATTTTGGAATTTGTGTATTGATAAATTTAGTTGGTTCGGTTCCTCCAAAGTATGCTTGGAACTCGTCGTAGTTAGTTATAAAAACAGGTTCAAAGGCAGGACCTTTAAGTGTTTCCCCTACTAACCCTAAGGTTGTAACCCCCACACTCTGTGCTACGAAAGATAAGTCCGTTTCAGACGTGTATACTCCAGGTGATACAAAAACTTTTTGATTTGCTTGTGCTGTTGCCATTATTTAATTAATTCTATTGCAGATTTATTTTATTGATAAATATTCATTACTACCACAAAAAACTTGACTTTCCAATATGTATTTGTAAACGGTATGAATAAATTCTACCTTTTTTCTACCTATGAAAACAAAGAAAGAAATCAAGAACATTAAAATAGACCCTGAGGTACACGAAATACTAAAAAAGTACTGTGAGAAACGTGGAATGAAGATTTATAAATTTTTGGAAAATTTGATACTCGACAAGTGTAAAGAAAAGAAAGATATCTACGGAGAAGATTAAACCAAGATATTATCAAACTTAATATTTGATTCTTGAGTGTCGTCAGTTTTAACAATATCAATCCTTAATACATCGTTTGTTGTTATTTGAATTTTCTGAACGTCGGTACCATAAAAATCTTCGTTAATATAAACATCGTAAGACTCAACGTTTGTGGAATCGGCCCAAGTTAAGTTCGCGGTGTAAGGAACTACATCACTTAAACTTGTATTACCAACAACATATAAAAAGTTTGATAAAAATTCATTAACACTTAATAAGTTTCTATCACGTCTTCTACTTAATGTTGAAGTATCAAGTTCCATTATCTGAGCAACTCGAGCAATTGCTGGTTTAACTTCAAACTCCTCTTCGTCAATTAAGTAACCTAACATTGTGAAGTCATAACTTTGAACATAATACTTTCTTGAATCTAAACTCATTTGTGATTCATCAGAAACATTACTCATTATGATTGGAACGTATTGACCTTTAATAAAGGTATAGGCTTGTCTTGATGAGAATTTTTGCATAACCACTTTATTCAGTTGGTTAAGTTCTCTCATTCTATTACAAATAATTTTAACGCTGTAATTAATGTCTACAGGTACAGGTTGGGGTATCGTGTAGATATCCATACCTTGTTGGTTACCATTCCATGTCGGAACCGAGGCATAATAAAATTGTTTTCTATTTGGTATAGTGTATTGTAACGATGGGTTAGTTCCAAACTTTACTTCAGGACTTCTCACTACAGTAATAAATGGTGGTGAAGGGTTATAATCTAAATCAACGAATAAAGCGGTCTCAACATACTGAGCCCAGTTTTGAGTTGTGATTATAATATCAACCATGGGTACAACTTTACCCGCAGTAATAACTTCTAAATCTCCCTTAACAAAATCCAACATACCCCTATCCAAATCGGCATGTAATACCGACTTAGGTAAGTAAGTTCCGTCTTCATTAATATACTCCAACAACTGTTCCCTACGAGCAGATAATGTCTTCTGAGGTACTAATGGTAATGTTGGTTTAACTATGTTTCTTGGTAATGGCATTATTCTTTAACTACAAATAGTTTATTTTGTGAATTTATCATATCAACCTCTTTGGCGTTATATACAGGTTCTTCACTGTCTTTATATATAAACGAATTGTGTTTGTACGGATTATAGGTTACAATCTTATCGGATGATGGTGATGGTATATCGTCACAAGGGTATTCACAATAGTCTAATAATCTCCCAATAACAAAGGCGTGTACGTTCTTACTCTTTTGTTGTCGAACTCTTTCGTTCCCACCTTTTCTAACTCTGAACTCAACATCACCTAATTTAACATAGTCGGCGTGTAATATTACTTTACTGTCATATGTAACTGAGAAGGTATGTTTATGTAAATTATAATACACCATAACTTTCTTACCAATAAAGATAGAATCAAACTGAGACCCCGTTATAATTACTTTCATTATATTCCTCTAAATTCGTTTTCACTTACGTATGTTGCGATAACACTTCTATAGAAAGGTTTGTATCCACCATAAGTGTGTTTATTATCTGACTTAACAAATCCGTCATCAGACACCACATAATATCTTACTCTGTCCTCCGTTTCATAATATCCAATATAATCTCCTTGGAATATTTCAACACCCATATCATCAAGGGTCTTTTGGTAAATAGAGAATTTCATGTTACCTGGCTCTTGTTGTTCAATTTTTGAATTACCTAATGATTTATGTGCAGGTGCCATGACCTGAACTAAACCTTGTAATTCAACAGGGGACATAAATTGGATACCGTCTTCAGTTACCTCACCGTAAACATCATCAGTTTTGGTTTTATATCTATCAATACGATACAATACTATGGTGAAGTTCATATCACCTAATAACCACTCCTCACCCATCCCGATGTCGAGAGAGTAATCTTCGGCTCCAAAGAACTTACCTAATCTTGTAATTGGTACTAACTTTTGCATCTTATTTATCTTTCATTTTTTGATAATTTGATTCAGACATAACAACAGAACTATTAATTAAAGTGTCAATCCCCATATAATTTTTAAGATTATCGAGAATTTCTTTATTCCATGTCATTTTATTGTAATCAGAATATCTCATATTTGAACTTCGTAAAAACTCACTATCATCGGGAACAACATATGTAATGTTTAAATAGTAATCGTATTTAACACCTAAATCTAAATGGTATACCTTAATATCAACACTTAAGACATCATTTAGTTTAATGACATTAATCATTTTATTAATAGCTCTCTCTATTTGCTCCTGTGACATTTTCATATATTGATAAATACTCAAACATTAACTATATTTAAATCAAATATTTTTCCTATAGATGGATGTAAGTTTAGAATCAAAAGCCATGACCCTATTAGAGGGATACGAAGGAGGAAACAACTATCTTATTGAACTGAAAAGAAAGTCTCAAGTAAATAGAAGGTTTTACCCCACAAGGAGTCAGGCAGAATAC